CCTCGAAAAGCGGGTGAATCGGGCGCAGAAATAAGCCAGATACCGAGGTCGCCAAGTGGCTACCCCTAAAGCGGTTGCGGGCGCCCCATTGTCGCTGAAGGCGTACGGTCGGCACCGGAAGGCGCTCGGTTTGCCCGGCGGAAACACGCCGGCCGTCTCGCGGGCCATCAAGACGCAGCGCTTAGTGAAGTCCGTCGTGCACGTCGACGGGGAGCCGAAGATCATCGACGCTGCCCGGGCTGATGCCGAATGGGCGAGGAACACCGATTTATCGAAGGCGCCAGGCACCGTTAAGGCGCAGGCCGCTGCCGCTGTCACACCGTCGTCTAGGGCCGCCGTCGCACACCCTGGCAACGATCATTCGTTGGCGGCGGCGTCGACGCGCGAGAAGAATGCTCGAGCGGATCTCGTGGAGCTCGAGTATCGGACGAAGGCTGGCGAACTCGTGCCGGCGCGCGTCGTCGAGTCGACCTGGGCGGACATCGTCGTCCGCGTGCGCACGGCGATGCTGAGCGTGCCGAGCAAATTCAAGACGGCCGATCCGAACCTGACGCATGCGCAGCTCGCCACGCTGAACGACATCATCGTCCAGCAATTGGAAGCGCTGGCGCCGAAGGGTGCCGCCACGAAGGGAGCCGCGGCGTGATGCAGCTCCGCGCGCAGGCGCTCGCTGATGTGGACGCCATTCGGATGCGCGTCATGGGCTTGTGCCGTCCGCCGCGGCGAGCGACGGGCTCTGAATGGGCGGACGCGTTCTTCTACCTGTCGCCCGAGTCCGCGGCCGATCCGGGTCGGTGGCACACCAGGCCGTACCAACGCGAACCGCTCGACGCGATGACGGATGTGCACGTCGAGCAAGTCACGTTCATGAAGTCCGCACGCGTCGGGTACACAAAGATGCTCGGCGCCGCGGTCGCATCGTTTATTCATCAGGACCCGTGTCCGATCTCCATCGTGCAGCCGACGCTCGATGATGCGCAGGGTTACTCGAAGGAAGAGATCGCGCCGATGCTGCGCGACTGTCCAGTACTTGCCTCCCTCATCCCTGATGCGAAGACGCGCGACAGCAACAACACCATCCTGCACAAGCGGTTTCCCGGCGGCATCATCTCCGTGATCGGCGCAAACAGCGGCCGCGGGTTCCGTCGCGTCACCAGGCGCGTGATGGCCTTTGATGAAACGGACGCGTATCCACTCAGCGCAGGGTCGGAAGGCGATCCGATTCGTCTGGGCATTCGGCGCACGGAAACCTTCTGGAATCGGAAGATCATCGCCGGCAGCACACCGCTCCTCGAGGGCGTGAGTCGGATCGAGCGGCTGTACCTCGCCGGCGATCAGCGTCGCTACTACGTGCCGTGCCCACACTGCGGCGAGATGGCGTATCTCGTGTTCACCGAGAAAGCGGTCGACGCGAGCGGTGCGCCGGTCGGGCACTTCATGGCGTGGCCGAAAGGAAAGCCAGAGGCCGCGCATTTCGTCTGTCGCGAGTGCGGCGGGGCCATCGAACCCGAACACAAGATGGCGATGATCACCGCGGGTGAATGGCGCCCGCATGCGCCGTTTACGGGTCACGCGAGTTTTCATCTCTGGACCGCCTACAGTTTTTCGCCCAACGCGACATGGGGGCAGATTGCGACGGAGTTCCTCGAAGCAAACGCGGCCGGATCTGAGCAGCTAAAAACATTTGTCAACACCGTGCTCGGAGAGACGTGGAAGGCCAAAGGCGATGCACCGCCGTGGGAGATGCTCTATCAGAGACGCGCGATGTATGAGATCGGCACGTGCCCGCCAGGCGTCTTGTTCCTGACGATCGGCGTCGACGTCCAGAAAGATCGGCTGATTTACGAGGTCGTCGGCTGGGGCCGCGGGAAGTGTTCCTGGTCGGTCGACATCGGCACGATCCCAGGCGACACCGCCGACATGACCGAGCGCGGACCGTGGCCACACATCGACGCGCTGCTGACGCGCTCGTTCCCGACGCCGTCGGGCGTCGAGCTCCGCTGCGCCATGATGGCTGTCGACAGCGGCTTCAACACGCAGACGGTCTACAACTGGGCGCGCCGCAAACCGATGTCGCAGGTCGTCGCCGTCAAAGGCGTGGACACCGCGAGCGTCCTCATCGGGACTCCGTCACCCGTCGACATCGCGATCAATGGGAAGAAATTGAAACGCGGGTACAAGGTCTGGCCCGTCGCGCCGAACATCGCGAAGAGCGAGCTCTATGGCTGGCTGCAGCTGTTTCAGCCGACGGATGAAGCGCTCGCGCGCGGTGAGGGCATGGCGCCAGGCTTTTGTCAGTTCCCGCAGTACGGTGAAGATTTCTTCATGCAATTGACGGCCGAGCACCTGGTCGCGACGAAGGTCCGCGGCGGGTTCGTGAAGTTCGTCTGGGAACTCATCCCCGGTCGACAGAATCACGCGCTCGACTGTCGCGTCTACGCGCGCGCCGCCGCGGCCCTCGTCGGGCTTGACCGATTCCGCGAATCGGACTGGGCGACGCTCGAGCAGCGCGTTGGTCAACCGACGGCTCCTGTTCCGCCAGCGCCTGTGCCGATCGCGACGGCGCCGTCAACGTCATCCAAGCCATCAGCGCCGACGAGGCGATCGTCATGGTTTGCGCCGCGCAATCGCGGCTGGCTGAAAGGGAATCGCTGATGCCGATCACGTTTTCGCAGGCAGAGATCGACGCCTTCAAAGAGGCGATGCTCAAGAATCCCGGCGTCCTCGAGATGGACATTGGCGACAAGCATTACCGATTCGAGACCCTCGAGGGGATGCGCGAGCAACTCGCATACATGGAGCGCAACTTGGACACAGGCGCCGGAATCCCTTCCAGCATGCGGTTCGCCGCCACAAGTAAAGGGCTTTGATGAGACTCGAAGGTAAGGCCAACGGCGAGTTTGCGAGGACCAACGCATGACTCCGACCTGGCTTGATCGTACGATCGGCTATCTGGCTCCGGTTCGCGGGCTGCGACGGATTCGCGCCCGCGTCGCTGCAGACCTGCTTGTACGGCACTATGAAGCGGCGTCAGGCGGCAGGCGGACCCAGGGCTGGAAGCGCCCGAGCGGCGACGTGAATGCGGACGTCGCGCCGAGTCTCGCGCGCCTACGTCAGTCGGCGCGGGATCTCGTGCGGAACAATGGCCACGCCGACAATGCGCTCGACACGATCGCGAATCAAGTTGTGGGGTACGGGATCGTGCCAAAACCGTTCCCGAACAACAAGGCGGCGGCCGACATCTGGAAGGCGTGGGCTGGTACGACCGCCTGCGATGCCGATGGCCGTCATGATTTCTACGGCCTCGAAAAACTCGTGCAGCGCTCGATGGTTGAATCCGGCGAGGTCCTCGTCCGCCGTCGGTTCCGGCTACCCAGCGATGGCCTGCCGTTACCCTTTCAGATCCAGTTACTCGAACCGGATTACATCGACACGGCGCGAACTGGTGTCCGATTGCCGAACGGTGGACGGATCGTGCATGGCGTCGAGTTCGACGCCATCGGCCGGCGCGTGGCGTACTGGTTGTTCAAAGAACATCCTGGCGACGCGACCGCGATGTCGGCGGGGGCCTCGGTCCGCATCAGTGCGGAGGATGTCCTCCATATCTTTCATCAGGAACGCGTCGGACAGGTGCGCGCCGCGACCTGGTTCGCCCCGGTGCTCGTGAAAATGAAGGACTATGACGAGTACGACGACGCGCAGTTGATGAAACAAAAGATCGCCGCGTGCCTTGCGGTGCTCACGAGCGATGTGGACGGCACAGCCGCGCCGCTTGGGACCGTCGATGACACGACCGCGCAGCCGCAGATCGACAGCCTTGAACCCGGCATGATCATGAATATGCCGCCAGGTCGGTCGATCAGTGTCGTGGATCCGCCCCGCGTCGCCGAATTCGCCGACTATTCCAGCGTTACGTTGCATGCGATCGCCGTCGGGATCGGCCTGACGCACGAAGATTTTACTGGCGACTACCAAAACCTCCCGTTCTCGGCCGCGCGCATGTCGCGTCTCGCGCATCAGTCTCGCCTGGACGACTGGCGCTGGCGGACGCTTGTCCCGCAGTTCTGTCAGCCGGTCTGGGGCTGGGCGATGGAGGCGGCGCTGATCATGAGCAAGGTGCGCGAGCCGGCACCGAGTGCGACCTGGACGGCCCCGCCGGCCCCCTTCATCGATCCGTCGGCTGAGGGGCTGGCGTTCCAGCGCAACATCCGCGGCGGACTGCAGACCTGGTCGGAGTCGGTGCGCGAGCGCGGCTACGATCCGGACGAAGTCCTCGCCGAGATGGCGGCCGACAACAAGAAATTCGACGCGCTCGGCATCGTTCTCGATTCAGATCCCCGCATGACGACCCAGGCCGGACAACCGCGCGAGGCGAGCACCGCGGCGAGGACGCCGACTGTTGCGCCCGCACAGGAGACGTAAATCGGTGGCTGTCAAACCCGAGCAGATCGAGAATCCCGAGCGCGCGATCGATCTCAGCAATCGTGAGATCGGAAGCGCGAAGAAAGTCGCGCACGACGAACTCAAGGCGTTGCGCGCGCGGATCGCGGAGCTGCACGCCACCATCCCGCAGGATTCACGCCCGCACTGCGCCGATTGCTACCGGCGCGGTTGGGCGGCGGCGCTGCGTGCGCTGCAGGAATAGACATGGCGTGGATTTCCAGGAACCGGCAGGGCGACGACGACACGACCCGCTACGTGTCTCCGTCGTACCTCGCCCGGTACTGGGACGTGCATCTGAATACGATCTATCGGGACATCCGGAAAGGTGCCCTGCCGGCCTCACGATTGCCAGGCGGGCAGTTCCGGATCGCCATCGAGGACGCGCGGCGATACGGTCGTCCGGTCGAATGACTCAAGCTGAGAGCGCGATGACCGAGCCGCGTGTCTGCCCAGCTCCAGCGATCGTCACCCCCTCACGCGATGGCGTGCACGCGATGTACACGTACGACCTGGTCGAACTCATTCGCCGGGATCCAAGCGTGCAATACGGGATGTCGCTCGGATCGATGCTCGGCAACCTTCGTCACGCCATGGTCAAGGGGGCGCTCTCGAACGGCGCGACCCACATCCTGATGATCGACAGTGATATGCGATTCCCACCGGACACGCTCGAACGGCTCCTCGCGCATCACGTCGACATCGTCGGCGCGAATTATGTGCCGCGCGGCGGACAGGGCACCACGGCGCGCTATTCGGACGGCTCCTACGTGCCCTCCCAGGAACGTACAGGCCTCGAACCCGTTCACGTCGTCGGCTGCGGCGTGGTGCTCATCTCGGCGCAGGTCTTTCGCGCGCTCGACCCGCCGTGGTTCCCGACGCCGTGGGACGAGGAGAGCGAGCAGCACGTCAGCGAAGACGTGTGGTTTTGCGTCCATGCGAAGAAGGCTGGATTCCAGCCATATGTCGATCACGATCTCTCGCGAGACGTCAAACACGTCGGATGGGTCGAACTCGGTCTATGACACGCAACCGTCACCAATCGTCACCATCTACGTCCAATCGGTAGGCTACTCCCTTCACAAGGTATCCCCGTTGCGCGCATCGTGCCTCTATGCGAGGCGCACCGCGTCAAAAGAAGCCCGAATCTGCGCTGCAACCGCGAACCGTCGATCTGCCGCCGCTCTGCGTCCGGGCGGGTGTCGGGTCGGTTGATGTCGAGAATCGAACAGTTGAACTGATTTTCTCCACCGGCGCCGGCGTGGAACGCATGGACTGGTGGACCGGCGACCGCTACATCGAGCAGCTCTCGCTGAAAAAGGGGTCCGTCAGGCTGGGGCGCTTGAACGCCGGTGCGCCGCTGCTCGATGCCCATTCCGCCTGGAGCGTCTCCGATCAAATTGGCGTCGTGGAACCCAAAAGCGCCAGCGTCGATGGCAGCGAGGGTCGCGCGACGGTACGGTTTTCGAAGCGTGACGCCGTCGAGCCGATCTTTCAGGACGTGCGCGACGGAATCATCAAGAACGTGAGCGTCGGCTACAAGGTCTATCGGTTCGAAGAAGAAAAAGGCGGCGACAACAAGGTCCCGATCCGGACCGCCGTAGATTGGGAACCGTTTGAAATCTCGATGGTGCCTATGCCGGCTGATGCCGGTGCTCAAGTACGTTCTGGTGACAAGCGCAACACCAATCCGTGTGTGATTGTCACGCACGATCTCGGCGACGCCGATCGCGTGCGCCGGTTACGTCTGGCGATGGCTCGGTAACGAGGAGTCTTTTCATGTCGAAGAAACAGCTGCGAGACAAACGCGCGAAGTTGCTGCGAGAGGCGTCAGCGCTCAAAGGTGCTGACGGGAACTTTGCAAACGATGAGGCCCGCGCGTCCTTCGATACCAAAATGGCCGATGTCGAAGACATCGATCGCAATCTGCGGGGCTTGTCAGAGACGATCGTCCAGGATGATCCCCTCGAACCAGACCAGCCCTCGACGGACACAGTCGATCCGGACGAACCCAACGAACGCGATGAAGGCGTGAACGCCGAGCGCGCGCGCTGCCAGGGCATCACGCTCGCCTGTCGCGCCGCCCGATTACCGCAGTCGTTCGCGGACAAGCTCGTCGCGGAGGGCCTTTCCCTGGTCGATGCGCAGACGCGCGTCTTCACGGAGCTCGCCAAGCGTGGCGGCCAGGACCGAGGACCAGGGCCGATTCCGTCAGGATCCAACGACGTCATCGTCGGGGACGATCCGCTGGTGCATGTCCGGTCTGGCATCGAGAACGCGCTGCTGCACCGCACTGCGCCGGACCGCTTCAAGCTCGACGACAACGGCCGCCGCTACCGCGGCATGAGCCTGCTGGACATCGGTCGCGCCTTCCTCAATGCCCGAGGCGTGCGGACGAGCAATCTCGATCGATCGCGGCTGGTCGAAATCCTGCTCGCGCGCACTGGCTTTCATTCGACGACGGACTTTCCGGGTCTCTTCGAAGACGCCGCCAACAAGAACCTCCGGGCGGCCTATGAGGCGGCGCCGCAGACATGGCAGTCGATCTCGCGGTTGGTGTCGCTCTCGGATTTCAAGCCCTCGCGCCAGCTCCAGGTCGGCGACGCGCCGGCGCTGCTCGAAATTCTGGAGCACGGCGAGTACACCTTCGGGACGATCGGCGAGGCGAAGGAATCCATTCAGCTCAAGACGTACGGCCGCATGTTCGGCATCACCCGTCAGGCGCTGATCAACGACGATCTGAACGCCTTCGGCGAGGTGCCGGCGGCGTTTGGCCGAAAGGCGCGCGACATCGAATCGGATCTCGCCTGGGCGCAGATCACCACCAACCCGACGATGGGCGACGGCGTGGCGCTCTTTGCGTCCGCTGCGTGGCCGACTGGTCACGCCAACCTGACGTCGTCCGGCACGGTGATCTCTGTGGCGTCGCTCGGCGTCGGTCGCGCCGCGCTCCGCAACCAGAAGGGCATCGACAACGTGACCCCGCTCAACCTGTCGGCGCGATACCTCATCGTGCCGGCGGCGCTCGAGACGATCGCGGATCAGTTCGTCACGCAGATCACTCCGGCCCAGTCGTCGAACGTGAACCCGTTCGGGGCCGGTGGCCGGACCCCACTGACCACCGTCGTCGAGCCACGGCTGGACGTCTCGAGCGCGACCGCGTGGTACCTCGCCACCGACGTGGCGTCAGCGCCGGTCCTGTATCACGGGATCCTCGACGGGCAGGAAGGTCCGCTGGTCACGCAGATGGAAGGCTTCGACGTGGACGGCATGAAGTTCCGGTGCCGGATCGACGTGGCCTTCAAGGCTGCCGACCCGCGCGCCGCCTACAAGAACGCCGGCGCGTAACGCGAGTCAATCGAGGAGCTGAATGCTATGAAGACTTATGTTCAGGATGGACTCGTGCTGGCCCTCACGCCGAGCGCCGACGTGGCGTCCGGTATTGGATTCTTATTCGGGGCCGGCTTGTTCGGCGTGGCCACCGGCACGGTCTTGAACGGCGCCGTCGGCGAGTTTGTCGTCGATGGTGTGGTGACGATCGGGAAGACCTCGGCTCTCGCCATCTCGGTTGGCGATCGGCTGTTCTGGGATTCAGTCAACAAGGTCGTCAACAAGACGACAACCGCGCAGCAACAGGTCGGGGTCGCCGTGGAAGCTGCGTCGAATCCGAGCCCTACCGTCAAGATGAAGATCGGGGCCTATCTCCCAGTCGCGACGTAAAGGCAGGCTCCCTGTATGGACGTCGACGCGCTCCGCGCGCAGGCGCAAACGGTGATGTTCGACACGATCGGGGTCGACATCACCATCACGCGCCCGGTACCGGACGATACGCCGATCGCCGCGATCGGGATCTGGATGGATCAGCCGCCAGATGAATCCCGGCCGATCGGGACGGATTTTCAGCGGCGCGAGCCGCGGAGATTGATGGCGATCAAACGGACGGCCAGTCTCACGAGCCTCCCACGCGGCACGGTGATCTCGGCGCCGGAGCTCCAAGGCGGGACGCCGACCGATTGGCGCATGGATGGATTCAGTCGGCCGGCGGAAGTCGACGAGTTTCGCGTCCACCTGGTGGCGACGGACATCACTCTATGATTCAGGTCAGCATCGACGGGGCACCGGCGGCGATGGCCAGCTTCAGGGGGCGCGCAGAGAAGATCCCATCCGCGCTCGCACGGGCCATCAACCGCACGATCGGGAGCGTCCGCACCGTCATGGTGCGTGAGATCGCGGGTGATATTGGGCTCGCCTCGAAAGTCGTCCGTGACGCGCTCAGTCTCCGCGAAGCGGTACCGGACCGTCCAGAAGCGACGCTTGGCGCGAAGCTGAAGCGGACTCCCCTGATCGCCTTCGGCGCGAGCGGCCCAGAACCCTCACGCGGCCGTGGCCGCGGCGTGTCGTACAAGCTCTCCGGGTCGCGCGATCGGATCCAATCAGCCTTCATCGCGACGATGCCCTCCGGTCATCGCGGCGTGTTCATTCGCAAGGCGCGCGCGCGGCTCGGCATTCGCGAGCTCTTCGGGCCCTCCATCGGACACGTCTTCGGGAAGTATCGGCCGGCCGGCCTGGCACGCGCGCGCGAGGTCCTGGTGCCGAATATGCGCCACGAGCTCGAATGGTCGTCCGGCGGCGCAGGGGCTTCGGTCGAGGCGGTAGGCGATGCCGGAGCCAATTGAGTACCTCGTGATGCTCGACCTCCAGACGGCCCTCCGCCAGATTTCGATCCATGACGGCTACTTCCACGACGTCGCGGGTCTCGCGGTCAAGCTCGACCCGAACCAGGGCGTCGAGGAGCTCGTCGACCCGAACGGTGCGCGGCCGTTCCTGGTGCTCGAGAAGCGGCCTGAGCGATGGGAGTACAGCGGCGCCGTGGACTATTTGCTCGGCGGCACGCCGGGGATGGATCAGTTTCTCCTGACGATGCCGGTCGTGATCCACTGGATCAACCGGTCGGATCCGACGATCGATGAGAGTCGAATGCAGGAGTTCTTCCGCGGCTGCGCGGACATCGAGACGGCGATCGGGATTGATCGGACGCGCGGCAACCTGGCGGTCGATACGCGGGTCACGCAGCGGACGTATGACGAAGCGTTCGACAGCGCGCAGGTCTGGGCGATGGTCGAGGCCGAAGTCCGGATCTATCGGACGCTCGGGCTGCCGAGCGGATACCCGACGCAGTAGGGGAGCGACTGATGGCATTGCTCACAGGGATCGCGCAAGGGCCGGACGCCGGCAACTTGGACATCCTCTCGTTGCTCGTGGCCGCCAATGGTGGCGGCGATTCGTTCTTCATGACGGGCAAGGAAGTATTGGTCGTGAACAACGGCAGCGGCGGCACCATCACCGTGACGCTGGTCGCTGGCCCGGACAATTTCGGGATTACGAACGCGGCGCACAACCTCACCTTTGCGATTCTGGCGGGCAAGTTGTGCATCATCGGGCCGACCTCGTTGTTTCGGTTCCGGGACGCGAATGGCAACTGTCAGATCACGTACTCCGGTGTGACGTCGTTGACAGTCGGCGTCTTCAGGATTGGTACCACGTCGTAAGGGGAGAGAAGGCCATGCCACGGTACAAAGTTCGGGACGGTTCCGTGCTGCCTCACGAGGGCACGCTCTTTGAGGCGGGCGCGATCGTCGAGCTGCCCCGCCATATCGGCGAAGACTCGATTGTGCGCAGCCTGGTCCAAGAAGTGGATGAGACTGGCGCGCCCGTCGTGTTGGTGGATGCCGAAGCCGACGAACGGGATCTGGAACGATTCCGCCCGCACGAACGCATCACCCTCCTCCAGAACCGGATGGTCGACGCGCGCGCGTTGCTCACGCGGCTCGAGCAGCGCCTTCTGGAAGAGCAGCAGATCATCGAGCAGGCAGCAGCGCCGCCATCCAGCGCAGAAGCGCCCACAGACGAGGAGCGATAGGCCATGGCTTTTTCTCCGAACCGCATCCATGTCGGCCCGTGCCGGCTCTTCGTCGGCGTGACGGCGCCCGCGAGCGGTGCTCCGCCGACCTTCCTGACGCACACGGCTGGTGTCCCGGCGACCGGCACCGAGATCGGCCTGACGAATGGCGACACAGTCTTCAGCTACGAGGCAACCAAGTCCGAGATCCAGGCGGAACAGTTCTACGCCGGTGTCGACGTGTTCCTCACGCAGGAAAAGTGCAAGCTGACGTTCACGGCGCAGGAAGCGACCGTCATCGCCCTCAAGACCGCCTTCGACAATATCGGGCAGTTCACGGACGGCACGAAGGAAGCGTTCTATGCTGGCAGCGGCTCCGGCGCGTTCGCTTGTCTCAAGCAGACCGTGGTGGTGACTGCCCGGCAGCGCGTGAACCCGGCGAAGTACCTCCTGATCATGATGTACCTCGCCTACCCGTCGAAGGGCATGAACTTTCCGTTCTCACGGACGAAGCCCGGGATGTCTCAGGTCGAGTTCACGGCGCTCGCCGACACGTCTCGGACGGCGGGCGATTGCATGTTTCAGTGGATCTACGAGCTCTAACTCGATTGACGGTGAGAACCGCGCGTCACCGGGACCGGCGGCGCTCACACCGTTGCCGATTTGTGGCGCAGTCGGCGAGAGACGGCCCCGGCTCGACTCTCGCCGACTTTTTCTTCTGACCGGGGCGTGTGAGGCCCTATGGCATCGACAGCCGCTGACATCAAACGCCGGTTCAAAACTCCGAAAACCGTTTCCGTGACTGTGCCCGGCACCGATCTGATCTTCGAGTGCCGCAAGCCGGATCTCGTGCACATGGTCCTGTCCGGGTTCATGACCTGGCCGGCGCTGCAACGGGTCCGGGAGATCACCGCGCAACTGAACGAGGCGGAGAGCGGGAACGTCATCGACAATCGCCCGTTGCCGACTCTCCGCGATCGTGCGGAGGCGGTCGGCGCCATGCTCGATGAGTTCGTGTGCGAGGCGGTCGTCTCGCCGCGTGTCGTCCTCCATGAGCACAACGAGGATGACGGCTCGATCTGGGTCGGCGATCTGCCCTTTCCGGTACGCAAAGCAATCTTCGATGCGACCTTTTCGCTGACCCCTGACTGGGGGGCGACCTTTCGTGGCGACGAATCCGGCAGCGCTCCTCCTGGACAAGACGGCGCGCCGGTACGGGACGAGACCCTCGTCGCTGTTGGGAATGACTGACCCAATGGTCGCCCTCGATTTCGATTGCGCGCTCGCCGAGTACGGCCAGAACGAGGCCTGGCGGCACCTGCGCGAGGCTCAGGGCGGCGAGCCCGATTGGTTCGCGGCCATCCTCCTGCTCGTGATGGATCTGGTCTGAAATGGGCCTGAGCGCAGCCGAAGAACTCCTGCTTCGCATCACGGGCGATGCCAGCGGCGGCGTCGCGGCGCTGACGTCGGTCGAGGGGTCCGTTCAGAAGGTGTCCGGGACCCTTAAGCAGTCAGCGATCGAAGGCGGGAGTGCGGAGGAGCAATTTCAGCGGCTCACGAGCACGGTCAAAACGGCCGCCATCGAGGCGCTCGGGCCGTTCGGCATCGCAGGGGCGGCGGTCGTCGGCGTCATGGGCGCGATGGTGTTTCAAGCGATCGAGGCCGGATCGGCGCTGAACGACTTCTCGGAGATCACGAGCATCACCGTGGAGCACGCCTCCGCGCTGCAGTTTGCTGGGGAGGTCGCCGGCGCGTCGCTGCAGGACCTCGGCAA